AGACCGCTGAGAACGTCGCCGAGTCGCTGCGTAAGGGCATGCGCGTCATCGTTCAGGGTCGCCTCACCCAGCGCTCGTATGAGACCCAGCAGGGGGATCGTCGCACGGTCGTTGAACTGCAGGTCGACGAGGTCGGCCCCTCCCTGCGCCGCGCACGCGCGCAGGTGGCCCGCGTTCAGGCGCAGGCCGCGAGCGCGTCGTCCGTGAGTGCGCGTGTTGTGGTTGAGCCGGGTTTTGGTGCGGGTGGGGTTGATCCGTGGGCGGTGCAGGGTGGCGAGGCGTCGTCGTCTGAGCCGCCGTTCTGATCGGTGTTGCAGATAAAGGAGTAGGGCTGTGAATGAGCTTGAGTTGTTCGAGTACACGGGGCATGAGATTCGTGTGCAGGTCGATGAGTCGGGTGAGCCGCTGTTTGTACTTGCAGATTTGGCGGCGGCGCTGGGTATCGCGAATGTGACGCAGCTGCGCGCGCGCCTGTCCGATGACCTATGCCTGACATACCCCATGCCTGATCGGCTCGGGCGCACGCAGCAGGTGTGGGTGGTGACTGAGCCTGGGCTGTATGAGGTGATTATCCGGTCGGATAAGCCGGAGGCGGCGTCGTTTCGTCGCTGGGTCACCGCCGAGGTATTGCCGTCGATTCGTCGGTATGGTGTGTATGCGACGGAGTCTGCGGTTGATGCGATGTTGGCTGATCCGGAGACGATGATTCGGACGTTGACGGCGTTGCGGGATGAGCGTGCGGCGCGTGTGCGTGCTGAGGCTGTTGCGGCTGAGGCGGTTGCTGAGGTTGAGGCGGTTGCTGAGGTTGAGGCGCAGCGTCCGCATGTGCAGCTGGGTCGCGCGGTCGCGGCGTCTGGTGAGGCGATGTTGCCGAGTGTTTTCGGGACGGTGTTGTCGGCGCGTGTCGAGGGCATGGGGCCGAATAGGTTTTGCCGGTGGCTCAGGGATTCGGGTTATGTGTATCGGCGGGGTGGGCAGATGGTGCCGGCCGCGCGGGCGATTACGCAGGGTCTGCTTGAGGCCTCGGAGGTGCAGGTGCCAGGTGGCGGCGTTCGTGTGCAGACGTGGGTGTTGCCGAAGGGGCAGGAGCGGTTCGCGCGTGAGCTGCTTGCTGAGCGGTCGCCGTCGTCGTGATCGAGAGGCGCTGCCCGGATTGCGGCGTGCTGCTTGAGGCTGGGCACGCGCGGTGCAGGCCGTGCTTCCTGCGATTCGAGGCTGAGTATCAGCGCAAGACGGAGCGAGATTGGATGACACGGAATTATCCGGAACTGCGTCCTCGGGAGCTCTTTCCCGAGGACGGGTGGGACGAGACGGCGATGAGGGAGGCTGACTGATGGCGTGGGTAAAGATGGGCGATGATGCGGACATGTATCCGCGTCTGATGGAGGCGGCGTCGCATCCGAAGGCGGACGCCCGCACGGTCAACGAGTTGTTCGGTTTTGTCATGCGTTGTGCGGCTTATTCGGCGGCGCACCTGACCGACAGCATTATCGAAATGGGTGTCGTGTACACGTACGCGGGCGGGAATCCGGACGTCCTGCAGATCGCGCTCGACACGGGCCTCATCGAGTGGACGGATACGCCGAAGGGGAAGAAGCCGAAGTTGCTTGAGGATCCTGACTTTGTGCATATCCGCTCGCGCGCCGACGTCGAGTGGAGCCGACAGCGCCAGCGCGACAACTCGGACCAGGCGCTGCGTCAGGCGGTGATCGCCCGTGATGGCGACCAGTGCCGCTGGTGTGGCGTCGAGGTGTATTGGCCTGGCAAGACGTCGGCGCGCAAGGGGACGCTTGATCATTTGAAGCCCGGGGAGGCTGGCACTGTAGACACGCTCGTTGTGGCGTGTATGCGGTGTAATTCGTCCCGAGCGGACGACCCTACAGGCTCGTGGGATCAGTCTCATGAGCTGCTGCCCGCGCCCGAGCGTCCCCGGTATGGGACGTTCACGCGCGGCATGCTCGAACGTGCGGGCGTGCTGCGCGGCGCGGAAGCTGGCGGAAAGGATGGTGAGCGTGCGAGCGCGCACGCGACGGACGGCGACCCGGCCTCGGGCGCACCTACGACGGGTGTGACCTCGGGCTGTGCGGACGCCTCCGCGACTGTGAGCGCGCCTGGCGGCGCGACCGTGGGTATCCCGACCTGCGCGGATTCCGGTGAGTCTGATCAGCTCACTGTCGAGTCCGGCCTCGGTGACCCCGGCGCTGCCCGCACGGACACCACCCCAGAAACCGGCTACAAGCAGGATCGCGGATTGGTGCCGACTGGCGTCGGACTCGATTCACCCAGGCCTCTGGACTCGTGTATGCCCGGGTACGGGTACGGGTACGGGTCGGGAGTCCGGGTAGGCAGTAGGGAAAGGGATCAGGATACGGGCCGGGAGCAGGTCGGGCAGGCAACCGCCTTACCTGCGGGCTCGAAGAAGCGAAAGAGAAGGAGAAGGAGCAGGAGATGACAGACGAACGATCACAAGTACTGGATCGGATCGAGGATGCGATAGGTGCCTTGGTGAATCAGAGGCATGGCCACGGGAGACTGATCGGAGCGTGGGAAATCATGATTGAGACGATTGATCCGTCTCAGCCGGACTTGACGGCCTGGATGACTGACGGTCGAGGGTCGATGCTGGCGCGGCGCGGCCTTATCGAGGTCTGTCGCGACCAGTACAGGGGCGACATTGAGGATGCGGTCGACGATGAATAGAACGATGCTTGGCGAGGTATGTCCGGTGACGGGTGAGCCGCTGATGCCAGGTGAGTATCTGTCGCGGGGTGGGGCGGCGCGTCTGAGGGTTGCGACTCAGTCACTGCCGGGACTCATGGCGGATCTGGCTTACATCGCGTCGCGCAAGTCGGTGCCGGAGGGGGGCGGCTCGAAGGGACATTCGGTCTCGTCGCCGCCGCTGCGTCTAGCGCTCATGCTTGAGGTTGATGAGATGGCCTCGGCTTTGCAGACGTGGGGTGATGAGCTGATCCGTCTCGTCATGGGGCCGAAATACTGTGTGCCAGCGCGGGATTGGCGGATGGTGGCTCAGCTGTTCGCCGCTCGCGAGGATCGCATCAGGCGTTGGCCGTTGGCGGCGCAGTGCGCCGACGAGGTCCTGTACTCGATCAAGCGCTTGGAGCGTCTCGCGGCCCCGGCTCATGCGCGCCTCATGTTCGTCGGCAAGTGCCCGAGGTGCGGAGCTGACCTGCTCGCGCGGGAGGGGGCGGATGAGGTGAAGTGTCGTGAGTGCTGGCAGCAGGTTGACTGTCGGACGGCCGTCGTACTCATGATGGCCGAGGCAAAGCGGCTTGAGCTGCCGCGTCCGCGCGCGACCAGGGTTGCTGAGCTGATCGTCGGCAAGGCGATCAAGGATGCGACCGTGCGGTCGTGGTGTCAGCGCCGGAAGCTGCGGCCGGTCTCGCCGGAGGTCGGGCATCGCACCTACCGCGTCGCGGACATCGTCGCGCTCGCGTCCTGACAACGAGCGACCCCCGGGCAGTGCATCAAGCGCACCCGGGGGTGGTTTGTACCCGGAGGGGCGTCCGAAACCACCCCGGGGGTGCTTGCGACACCCCTGGGGGTGTTCTGTACCCGGGGGAGGTCTGAAACCACCCCGGGGGTGTTGTGAAACGCCTCGGGGGCAGGTCTTGCGAACCGGGTGCAACGGTGTATATTTCTAGTGTGGCCTTCCGCGTAAGTGGGGGGCCATTCGAGTTTGTGGAGAGGCGGTGACGCGCGATGGTGTCATCCCGGACGGGGACGAGCCAGTATAAGCATTGGCGTAAGCGGGTGCTCGCAGCTGGGAAAGCGGCTGGCGTCACGCACTGTCCGTCCTGTGGCGTCGTGCTTGATTATGTGAATACGAGGACGCCGTCGTCGGCTGAGCCTGATCACATCCTTCCTCATCGTTGGGGTGGCAAAAACGTCCTTGAGAACGGTCGAGTGCTGTGTCGTCGGTGTAATCAGTCGCGCGGTGATCGCGTGAATGTGCCAAAACGGCAGGTGCGGCCGTCCTCAGTGGACGTTGATTGGTGAAAACGTCCTGTTTGTGGCGTGATTTCAACGAAAATGGGGGCGCCTCCCCCTCCCTCCCCCGCCGTTCGTGCCCACAGCGGTATAGCGCCATACCCCCCCGCTTTCAGGCGGATTGAGCTGGAAAAACGCTGACCACCCGTGTTTGTTTGGCACGCGGCCGATGGTGGCGTCTGGTGGGGTGCTGGCGCTCGCGGTAGGCGTTATTCGTTGGTTTTTGGCGGTTTAGGGGGGTGGTTGGGGTGGCGAAGAAGAAGGCAGACGCGAAGAAGGCGGATGCATTCGACGAGCTGGACGCTCGCAAGAAGCTCCTTGACCTGACCCTCGCGTCCCTTGAGTACGCCGAGTTCGACAAGCGCGCGCCCCTGATCCGTGAGGCTCGCGCGCTGATTTCCGAGATTTCAGGTACCTCGGGGGCTGCTGTCCCAGAGTCGGTGAAGGGAGAGGGGGGCCAGGTTGTCGATTTCCAGCAGCGATTGGCGAAGCATCGAGCAGGCTCCCCGGCTGCGGGTCGCCGTTGAGCGCCGTGCTAAGTCCTTCGGTGAGCTGGCAGGCGAGTTCGCCTCGACGTTCGGGCTGATGCCTGACGCTTGGCAGCAGCTAGTCCTTGACGACTGGCTCGCCGCCTCGGCTAAAGACGAGTGGAAGCACCCCGTCGCCGGCCTGTCCGTCCCTCGCCAGAACGGCAAGAACGCATTGCTCGAGATGCGCGAGCTCTTCGGCATGGTTCTGCTAGGTGAGACGGTGATTCACTCGGCGCACGAGGTCAAGTCGGCGCAGGCGCACTACAGGCGTTTTAAGGAGTTTTTCGGGAAGAAGGCCGACGACGAGGCTGCTCGATACCCTGAGCTAAATGCGATGGTCGAGCAGGTCAGGAACGTGAACGGGCAGGAAGCGATCATCTTAAAGCGCGATCCGTCTCGTGGCTGGTACGGCGGTTCCCTGCGCGTCATCGCTCGCTCGAAGTCCTCGGGCCGAGGCTTCACCGCTGACCTGATCGTCATCGACGAGGCACAGGAGCTAACCGAGGACGCGCTCGAAGCGATCACCTCGACCGGCTCGGCCGGTCACCTCGGCAACTCCCAGGTACTGTACACGGGCACGCCGCCCGGCCCGAACGCCAACGGCCAGGTTTTCGAGCGCATCCGAGATCAGGCGCTATCTGAGCATCCCGGCGCTATGTGCTGGCACGAATGGTCCGCTGACCCCGACAAGCCGCTGCGCATGGACGACGTCAAGACCTGGGAGGCCACGAATCCCGCTCTGCTCGCAGGCCGCATGAAGCGTGCATTCATCGAGCTTGAACGCAAAACACTCTCAGATGAGGGCTTCGCGCGCGAGCGCCTCGGCATGTGGCCGGCAAACGCTGGCGCATCGAGGGCCATCGACCCGACCACATGGGACGCGACAGCGGCAGACGCGCCGTCAGATGGAATCCGGTCCTTCGCCGTCGCTTTCAGCGCGGACGGCAAGCGGCAGGCGCTCGCGGGCGCGCTGAAAACCGGCAGCGGACCCGACGTGCGCTTCCACGTCAACGCCATCGACACGTTCACCGGATCGACAGACGACGGCGTGAAGGCCGTCGCCGACTGGCTCGCAGCCCGAAAAGACCGGACCGCGCAAATCAACCTCGTCGGCGGATCCGGCGCGTCGGCGCTCGCGGACGCGCTGCAGATCCGTGGGGTGCCCGCGAAGACCGTGCACATCATGACGACACGCGAGTACCTCGAGTCCTGCTCGGTGTTTTTCGAGGGACTGCGCGACGGACGCATCACGCACCCGACCGGCGATCCGGAGGATGCGCTCAACACGGCGGTGGCCGTGTGTGACAGGAAGATCCGCGCCCGCGACGGCGCGTGGGGATGGGAAGCGTCAATCCCCGATGGAGACGAAACCCCGCTAGAGGCCGTATCTGCGGCAGTTCTAGCGGCTAAGACGACCCGGCGCAGGCCGGGCAAGAAAGCGAGGGCCCTGTGAGCGCCAAGAAGTTCATGCTCGCGACCCCGGTGCAGTTCTCGGCTCCGGCCGTGCCGGGACTGACGCCCGCAGAGCAGGCGGCGCTCGCGCAGCTCGTCGACCTGTGGCGTGTCAAGCAGCCGCGCAATCGACTGCGTCAGGCGTACCTCGATGGCGTCGTCCGACCCGACAACCTGAATATCTCGGTGCCCGACGACATGGTCGACCAGCTCGGCGCAGTCATCGGATGGCCTCGCAAGGTCGTTTTTGGCCTGTCGGATCTGCTGATCTGGGACGGCGTCACCTCATCGACCGGCAGTGACAACCCGTTCGAGATCGACGACCTGCTGGCATCGACCGGCTTCGAGCTGGAGATCGCGCAGACGATCCCGTCCTCGCTCACGCACTCGGTCGCTTTCCTGACGCTCCGTAAGGGTGTCGAGGCGGCAGGTGAGCCGCCCGTGATCATCCAGGGGCATTCGGCGGATTGGGCTGCTGGCCTCTGGGACCGCGTACGACGCCGACTGTCCTACGGGCTGACTATCGACGACATCGACGACGCCGGCCGTCCGACGCGCTTCACTCTCTACACCGCCGACTCGACCTACGTCGTCGAGGTGAACACGGCGTCGGCCTGGCGGATCATTCACGCAGAATTGCACGGCATGGGTGCGCCCATGATGGAGGCGCTCCCGTTTGAGCCGTCTCTCGACCGGCCGCTCGGGCGCTCGCGGATCTCACGCGACGTCATGAGCATCACGCAGCGTGCGATGCGCACGGTGCTGCGTGAAGAGCTGGCGACGGAGCTGTTCACGGCTCCTGGCATCCTGCTGTCTGGCGTCGATTCGGATCTGATTGACGATCTGCGCTCGTGGGATTGGAAGCTGGGAACGATTAAGACGATTTCGTCGGGTGAGGAGCCGGAGGGGCCGAAGGTGACGGTCTTGCCGCAGCAGTCGGCGCAGCCGTTCACGGAGCAGATGCGCGCGCTCGCGACTGAGCTGTCGGGTGTCTCGTCGCTGCCGGTCTCGTCGCTTGGAGTCATTCAAGACAATCCGTCGTCGGCTGAGGCTCTGTATGCGGCGAAAGAAGAGCTGGTCATCAAGGCAAAGAACACGCAGAGAGTGTTCGACGCGGCGCTCAACCGTGTGTATGCGCACGCGGTGATGATGCGCGACGGACTTGACGAGATGACGCAGGAGCTGCGGTCTCTGGCGACGCGCTGGGGCGACCCCGCCCATCCGTCGATTGTCTCCCAATCTGACGCCATCGTGAAGCAGATCAGCGCGCTGCCGTGGCTCGCGGACTCCCCGGTCGTCCTCGAAGAGCTGGGTTACTCGGGCTCGCAGATCGCGCGCCTGATGTCGGACAAGCGCCGCGCAGAGGCGTCGGCTCTCCTTGATCGGCTGTCCGCGCAGGAGACCGCCGATACCGCGGCGGAGTCCGAGTCGTCCGCGCCTGTCGAGCAGGCTGACTCGAAGGCGCTCGAAGAGAAGTAGAGATCGTGAGGGGGTGGCATGCATATCCACGACGTGCAGCAGCTCGCGAGGACGCAGAAGCGTGCGGGCGATGTCGCTGAGCGCCGGCTGCGCGCGTTGTGGAAGCGACTGCCGCTCGATGATCTCGGGACGCTTGAGGATGCGCTGTATCAGCTGTATCCGCGCCTCGTCGAGGAATCAGCTGAGGTAGCGTCGTCGGCGGCTCTCGAATGGTACGAGAAGCAGCGAGAAGCCGAAGGCGTGGCGCAAGCGTATTCTCCGACGATGCCGTCCGGCCTCGTCGATCAGGACGACGCGGAGAAGATCGTCGGAGCTACGATCCGGGATCTGCGGGAGGGGATCGGCCGCGCGAAGGCCCTTGCGCGCCTCACTGACGGCGCCCGCAAACTGATCTCAGACTCGGGCCGCGCGACCGTGCAGCATGCGGCTGAGGCGGACCCGAAGTCTCCTAGGTACGCTCGCGTGCCGACAGGAGCTGAGACGTGCGCCTGGTGCATGCTCTGGGCGTCCCGCGGCTTCGTGTACCGCAGCGAAGAAACCGCGCACTTCAAGCGCTCACATTTTAAGTGCGATTGCCAGATCGTCCCATCGTGGTCGAAGAAGCCCCGCATCAAGGGTTACGATCACACACAGTACGAACGAATGTACAAGCAGGCGGTCGATGACCTCGCTGATGAAGGTGCACGCACAGACGATATCCAGAGGATCGCTGCGCGTATGCGAGAGCTGTTCCCAGACCAGCTCACAGACGGGCACACTCCAAAACAGGTATCCACTGACGGCACACTCCAACGTAGTGAGATTGACAAAGACAGGAGCCGGGCGCTCGCCGTCCTCCAGGAGCGTGGCCTCACGCCGGGGGCTGCGCGGAGACTCCCGCCACGCGAGATGACACAAGCCCCGAAGGATTGGCCAGATGGTCTGCCGCCACTCCGCGCAAAAGAGTGGCGTCACACACTCTACGGGCTACGCCGTTCAGGCGGGCACCTATCGGGGTATGGATGGAGGTTCGGGAGGACCGAATTCCCGGCTGATTGGACGCCCGACGACATTTTGCAGGCCGGCGCTCAAGTGCTGCGCGAAAAGGGTGTCCGAGAGGGCGTCAACCTTGCATCGGCCACTGGGCGGGTCAACGGAGTCACAATTCGCGTCGCGTATCGAAATGATGCAAAAGGATATCGCGTAAAATCGATAATTCCAGTTGAAAAGTAGGTATAATACGCCTATGGAAACTGACGCGGTATCACAGTTCGTGCGCGACGCTATCGCAGCGCTCGATGCGCTGGGCGCCCGCGACGAAACAGAGTATCTGCGCATGATGCTCGAATACGACGGCCCGGATGTCGACGGAGCGGTCTCTTCGCTCGTTAAGTACGGTGCCGTCACTGGTGCATGGGTTGATCGGCTTGCAGCGATCAACGATGCAGAGGACGGGTTCTTTGATGATGAGCTCGCAGAACTACGCGAGGGCATCTCCACAACCGAGGCCCCAGCAGCGTAACCCAACACAATCACCAATCTCCCCCGTACCGAACACGGTGCGGGGTTTTGTTATGCCCGCTTCCGCAAAGGCAGCGGGAACCACGCTCTCCGCAAAGGAAGGAAACACTCATGGAAAACACCACCAAGCAGGAGACCACGGACGGCGCGCAGGCACCGGCCGACAACTCCCCCACCACTGATACGGCCGCCCAGGACAACGCGCCCGCCGACGCCAACGAAACCTCGCAGGAGGCCACGCAGGACGACGCCGAGCAGGACTGGAAGGCGCACGCCCGCACGTGGGAGCGCCGCGCAAAGGCCGACCACGCACGCCTCTCCGTGCTCACGGAAGCGATCAACGGCAAGGACACCACCATCGAGGAACTGCGCTCTCAGGTCGCAGCCCTCGAAGCGCAGGCGCACCGAGCCAAGCTGATCGCCGCCGCCTCCTCCGAGTACGGCGTCCCCGCCGACCTCATTCACGGTGACACCGAGGACGAGATCAAGGAGATCGCGCAGCGACTCGCCGACTGGCGAGGCACCACGGCCACGCCGGCCGTGCCCGCGCTCGCGGATTCGGGTGCTGGTGTTTTCCCGCCTCGAGCGTCGTCTCTGTCTCTGGATGAGCAGATCATTGCGGCGCAGAGCGCTGGCGACTTCAAGCTGTCGGCGCGTCTCAAGGCGGTCAAGCTCGCGAGCCTGACCGCTGAATCCACCAACTGACAATCATTCCCCTTCTCTTGACAGGAGATTCATATGCCCGGTATTACCGAGATGGCAACCACTTACAATTGCCCGAATTACGTCGGCGAGCTGTTCGCCGCGTCCCCGGAGGACACGCCGCTGCTGTCCTCGATTGGTGGTCTGACTGGCGGCGAGTCCGTCGAGTCGACGACCTTCGGCTGGCAGGTCACTGACCTGCGCGACGCCGCCGACAACCGTCAGCGCGTCGAGGGCGCGGACGCTACCACGTTCGAGACCCGCACGCGCGCCAACGTCGAAAACGTCCTGGAAATCCACCAGGAAGCCGTCTCCGTGTCGTACACGAAGATGGGCGCGCGACGCCAGTACGGCCCGACCGGAACCGCTGTGCAGCTCGGCTCGACCACGCTGCCCGCTGACGAGCTCGCCGAGCAGCTGCAGGCGCAGATCAAGCAAATCGCCCGAGACGTCGAAAAGACGTTCATCACCGGCACCTACGCGAAGCCGACCACAAACGCACAGCCGCGTAAGACGCGAGGTCTGCTGCAGGCCATCACGACCAACGTCGCGACGACCACGCACAAGGCCGGCGAGCTGACCGCAGACGACGTCCTAGATCTGATTCAGAAGGTCTGGGACGGCGGCGGCGTCCAGGACACCGAGACCCGCACGATCATCGTCAACTCGACACTCAAGCGCGCTCTCACCCGCCTGTTCGTCAAGGACGGCTTCAAGCAGGAGGACCGCAACGTCGGCGGTGTCAACCTCAAGATGCTGGAAACCGATTTCGGCAATTTCAACATTATGCTGAACCGGTACATGCCGTCGACGAAGCTCGCGGTCGTCTCCCTCGAGCAGCTCGCCCCGGCTTTCCTCGAAGTGCCCGGTAAGGGCAATTTCTTCGCCGAGCCGCTGTCCAAGACCGGCGCGTCCGAGAAGGTCATGATTTATGGCGAGATCGGCCTCAAGTACGGCAACGAGAAGGCGCACGGCGTCCTGACTGTGGCGGCGGGGTGATCAAGCATGGCGAAGAAGAAGATCGACATGGTGACGCTGCGCTGCGACGCGATCCCGACCCTGCTCATCACGACCCCGCACGTGCAGTTCGAGGACGGCCTCGCGACCGTCACGGCCGCTGACGCCGAGATTATCCTCGACGTCCTCGGCGATGACTTCGGTATCACCGGCGAGGCCAGCGACTCGCAGCCCGAGCCGACACCCGAGGAAATCCCCCCTGCGGCGTGAGCAGCAGCTGACAGCTAGGAGGCTGACATGGCACCACCTGCTGACCCGCTCGAAGTCAAGATCGCGGCCTTCCGCTCACGCTACGGCCTGACCGAGGAAAGCACAGTCGGCCAGCAGGTCGTCGAATCCGCCCTCACCCGAGCCTCACGCATCGTCCGCGACGAGCTCGCCGCCGACAAGATCGACCTCGCCGCCGCGCTCGCGGACGGGTCGATTCGGCGTGACTCGTATGAGGACGTTGTCTGCGACATGGTGCGGTATGCGATCCGTCAGCAGGCTGACGGCTTCGCGTACGGCGCGACGCAATCGACGGTGACGGGCGGCCCATATTCGCAGTCATCGACGTTTAGTGCGCCGGTCGGCTCAATGAGCTTCACACGGGTCCACCGTCGCAGGCTGGGGATCCGGATGACGCGCTTTGCGTCTGTCCGGACGATTGGGGTACGCCCGTGATCTTTGGTGAGAGAATCATTCTGAGAGACAGGGACTCCGGTCGGATCGACGAGTTCGGCAATGAGCAAGTCCTATACCGGGGATCGCTCACGGTGGGAAACGTCCTGGTGGCTCCGGCCTCATCGCAGGATTTGGGGCCGGAGCGACCGGACGGCGACGCAACGATCATGACTTTCCATTTCCCTAAGACCTATATCGGGTCGCTCAAGGGCTGTCTGATTGGGTGGAGCGGGTCGTGGTGGAAAGTCATCGGCGACCCAAAGCCATACAGCAAAGAGTCGACGCCCGGTGTGTGGAATCGGCCCGTGCAGGCAAGGCTGGTGAAGGGGTGACGCAGGTGAAGATCATGATCGACAACACTGGCCTGCGTGCGCTGACGACGCCGATGATTGAGTCCGCTGCAGAGCGGATCGCGGAGGCTGCGGGTAAGGGCTTTGAGCCGTCTGTGCAGCAGGGTAAGACGAGGCCGCACGGTGTCGTCAAGGCTGCGACGTTCAAAGCGCGCCGTGACAATGCCCGTCATAATGCGCTGCTCAAGGCACTGAACGCGGGGCGTGTATGACGTCGTCAACCGCCGCGCTGATCGCGTACTTGAAGCGCAAATTCCCGGGCGTGAAGGTCTCGAATCGCGTGCCGATGGACCGGCCATCGAGGTTCGTTACGGTCGAGCGTACGGGCGGTAATCGCACACATCTGTGGGATTCGCCGGTGTTCGCAGTCCAAGCATGGGCTCAGACGGAGGTTGAGGCGTCTGCGCTTGCTGATGAGGTCGCTGACGCGATCTTGGATTGGCAGCTCGACCCCATCGTCGCGTACTCCGCCGTCAATGCGGTGTATGCCTTCCCGGACCCGGATGCCCGGGTACCGCGGTTTCAACTGACGGTGAGCGCCACCCTGGCGCTCGCCTGACACTCTTTTTCTCTTGACAGGAGATTACATATGGCAGAGCAGAATTCTGCGTTTGTTACTGCGGCTAAGCCGCAGAAGGGCGGCGCGTTTTTCGCCGCTCCGCTGGGCACGCCGCTCCCCGCTGATGCGACGACCGCGCTCAACACCGCTTTCGTGAAGCTGGGCTACCTCTCGGAAGATGGATTCGAGAATCCCATCGAGACCGAGTCCAGCGACATGAAGGCGTTTGGTGGCGACGTCGTCCTCACGCAGCAAACCGGGTACAAGGAAACGTACAAGACGAAGCTCCTGCAGGCGCTTGATCCTGACGTCCTCCGTGAGGTGTTCGGGCAGGAGAATGTCACGCAGGCTGGCGGCGCTGACAAGCCGATCACCGTGCGCCACAACTCAAAGATCCTGCCTCGCCGCGTATTCGTTTTCGAGGTCCTGCTCACGGGCGGTCTCATCAAGCGGATCGTCATCCCCGAGGGCCAGATCATCGAGCGAGGCGGCGTCGTGTACAAGGACGGCGACGCGGTCGGATACGAGGTGACGATTGCCGCGTACCCGTCCGCGAAGGTCGAGGGCGACTGCGCCCGCGAATACATCGCGAAGGCGAGCCCGCTGCCCGCCTGATCGACCTCACAGTCGTGGAGAGGGGCGGAGCCTGCCTGACCACCATCCCCGGGGCGCAGGCAGGGTCGCGCCCCGCCCCTCTCCATCCAACCCACAATAGGCGCGACAAAGACTCACAAACTTAGAAAGGTTTAGCGCGATGACTTTTTACACCCCGGTGGCAACCGGCAACCCCGACGACGTTGAAATCGAGTGGCACGGTGGCCCTCGTGAACAGGGCGACTCTGCGACCGCACGTCACGCTGATGGGTCGATGGAGGCTGTAAACGCGCCGTTCAGACGTTACGAGCAGGCATGTGGTGCGAGCGATATCAGCGAAGCGGCGCCCGTACAGCAAGAGCGGCCAGAGGCCCCTCACGGCCCTGTCAACAATGCCACGCAGGAGATGCGCACAATCCTGGTCAGGGGTGTGCAGATGCACGTCGATCCGACGAAATTCGATGACTTCGATCTGCTGGACTCCCTCGCGAAGGTACAGAGCGGCGACGTCCTCGTACTGCCGGCGCTTTTCCGCACGGTCGCAGGCGATAAGGCTCAGGAGCTGCTCGACGCAGCCAGGGACGAGACCGGACGCGTCACCGCGACGGCGGCAAGCGAAATGATCGTGGAGATCATGAAAGCGTCGGCCCCAAAAGCCTGACCCTCGCCGCAATACTGGTGCACGCGCCCGATGAGCTGGAAGCCGACTTCCTCCGGTTTTTCGGGCGCGGCCCGCGCCAGATGCCAGGCAGGCAAGCCGCCCGCCTCGCATCCGTCGTCATCAGGCAGACAGAATCCTGGACGCTGCGGGCGATTGACCAGGAATGGCAGTGGAGATCACTCGATACACACCTCGCAGCGATTCAGGCGGACTCACTGCGCTGGCTCCAATGGGCGAAAACCGAAGCCGCGCAGAAGGGCCGGGGCGCGCCGCCGCCGATCCCACGCCCGGGCACAAGGGTCGAAATCGACACCATGCCCGACACGGACTGGATCGACCAGCAGCTGGGCGCTGCCCGAGTGGCGGTTGAAAACTAGATAAGGAGAGGGCATGGCCGAAGGTGTTTCTCTGGGCACAGCCTGGATCGACGTCGTCCCGAGCTTCAAGGGCTTGAAGAAGCGGATCGAGGAAGAGCTAGGAGCACTCGGGACAAGCGCCGTAACCGAGGCGTCAGAGTCCTGGGGCTCAAAGATCGGGCAGGCGCTTTCGAAGCACATCGGCGGTGCCCTCTCCTCAATCGGTAAGATCGGCCTCGGTGGCGTCGCCGCAGCGGTCGGCGGCGTCACGGCCGCGCTCGCGGCTCATGTTCCCGCGGCGATTGCCGCGTCCGACGCCACCGATAAATTCAAGAAAACCCTTGAATTTGCGGGCGTTGATCCTGCACGCATCAAGCAGCTAACCGCCGACGCGCAGACCTATGCAGATCGGACTGTCTACGACCTGTCTGACATCCAGTCAGTGACTGCACAGCTGGCCGCAAATGGCGTCAAGGACTTTGACAAGATGGCCCGAGCGGCCGGAAATGTCAACGCAGTCGCGGGCGGCACCAAGGAGACTTTCAAGCAGGTCGCGCTCGCGCTCGTGCAGATCAACGGAGCGGGCAAGCTCACGACCCAGGACTGGAATCAGATTGCCGCTGCCATTCCCGGCGCGTCTGGCAAGCTCCAGGAAGCCCTCAAGACCAACGCTGCGTTCACCGGGAATTTCCGCGACGCGATGAGTAAAGGCCAAATCACGGCCGAGGAATTCAACAAGGCCCTGATGGACCTCGGTTTCACCGACGTCGCAGAGCAAGCAGCGATGTCCGCGTCGACCTTTGAGGGTGCATGGGGCAACCTTGAAGCCGCCGTCGAGAAGGGCCTCGTCGCCTCCCTCGACAAGGTCAAGGAGCCGCTGACCGACATCATCAACGCGGTCGGCGATCAAGCAGGCCCGGCCTTTGAAAGCGCGGGCAAGTACGTCGACATTCTCGCCGAAAAGCTCCGCCCCTTCGCCGACGCCATGAAGGACGGCACGCTCACCCTCAAGGACATCGCAAAGGCCCTCGGAGAAGCCACCGGAGGCTTCGCAGCGCTCGCGGGTGCGGGCACGCTACTCGCTGATCCGTCGCTGATTATCGGTGCTTTCGACGCGCTCCCCTCGCCGTCCGCGCTCGCGGATAAGTTTTCGGGGCTTGGTGGCGCGGTGAAGGAGGGTGCGGGGAAGGTTTTTGCGCCTGCGGTTGAGGCGGTCGGAGAGCATGCCAAGACTCTTGGCAGTGCGCTTAAGGCTGGCGCGGGTGAGGCGGCATCGAATGCATCTTCGGCGATTGGTGAGAAGCTCTCGGGCTTCGGCCGCGTGATACGCGAGGCCGGGGACAAGCACATCGGGCCGTCATTCGGGGCTCTCAGCGGCAAGCTCTCCGGTATCGGCGGCGTCCTCAAGGAGGGCGCGGGTAAGGCTCTCGGTCCGGCTGTGGAGTCGATGCGCGGCCTCGGTCCGAAGATGGGGCAGGCGCTGGCGGGTGCGGCTAGCCCGATTGGCTCAGCGGTCGAGGGGCTGCTTGGGCAGGTCGGCATGTTTTTGAATCCGGCGCGCTTCGGCAAGGTGCTCGCGTTCGGCGGCCTTATTACGGCTGCGGTGGCGGGCATTGGTGCGTTGGTGCAGGCGTCTGGCGGTGAACTGACGACGCAGATTCAGGCGATGATCTCAGACCTGATTATGAAAGTCTCGGAGTATGGGGCTGAGCTGGTCTCGAACGCGCCGCAGCTGATTGCGTCGGGCGCTGAGGCGGTCAAGACGCTGATCACGGGGCTTACGACTGCGCTGCCGATCCTGCTGAATATGGCTGGCCAGATCATTGAGTCTTTCGTCGACGCGTTCAGTTCGTGGCTTCCGCAGCTGATTCCCGCTGCTGCGCAGATGATCGTCGCGCTCGTGCAGGGCCTCGTCGGAATGCTGCCGCAGCTCATCAGCGCGGGCGTTGATCTGATCAATGGCCTGACGGCGGGCCTGACGGCCGCGATCCCGGTGCTTCTCGAGGCGCTGCCTGGCATCATCACGTCCCTGCTGGACGCGCTGTCTCAGGCGATTCCGCAGCTGATTCAGGCGGGCGCGGGTCTGCTCACTGGTCTCATTAATGGCCTGGTGCAGGCGATCCCGGCGCTGGCGGCGGCGCTCCCGCAGATCGTGACGACGATTATCACCACGGTCGTGCAGGCGCTCCCGCAGCTGATTCAGGCGGGCGTGCAGGTGCTGCAGGCGCTGATCAGTGGTCTGCAGACGGCGCTTCCAGCGCTGATTGAGATGCTGCCGCAGATTCTCACGACGGTCGTGACGACTATCGTCGAGAATCTACCGCTGATTATCGAGGCTGGCATTCAGCTGCTGACGACGCTGATCAATGGCATCTTGCAGGCGATCCCGCAGCTGATTGACATGCTGCCGCAGATCATCAATGCAATCGTCACGACGCTGATCACGAATCTCCCGATGATTATCAGCGCTGGCGTGCAGCTGCTGATTGGCCTCATCAATGGTCTGGTGCAGGCGATCCCGCAGCTGATCGCGATGCTGCCGCAGATCATCACGACGATTGTCACGGTGCTCGTGCAGACTCTTCCGCTGATTCTCAATGCTGGCGTGCAGATTCTGACGGGCTTGATCGACGGCATTGTGCAGTCGCTACCTGCTTTGAAGAGCATTATCTGGGATGTGCCGAGGCAGATCATGAGTGTCCTGTCTAGCGTGCCGTCGATGATGGTAGCGTCTGGCCGGAAGATCATTCAGGGTCTGATTGATGGAATCAAGTCTATGGCGGGCGCGGCCGCTGGCGCGGTGTCAAACCTTCTAAGTAGTGTCCGGCAGTACTTGCCGTTCTCTCCCGCGAAGCGGGGTCCCTTCTCGGGTCACGGGTGGACGCTGTATTCGGGTCGCTCAATTGTCGAGGCGCTCGCTGAGGGTGCGGCGCAGCGTGCGCCGCTGTTTGAGGCGGCGATTAGGGACACGATTGCGGCCGGACAGGAGCAGCTCAGCGGCCTTGAGGCCGGGGCACTGTCGGTCACGGCGGGTCTTGGCGGCGCGGCAGGTCTGGCGCGCATCCAGGCGACCGGGCCTCAGTACCTGGTCGTGCGTGACTCGGATGATCAGCTGATCGGGCGGATGCGCGTCGAGGCTGGCGGTGTCGTCTCGGATGGCCTCGCTCCCGCGTCTCGGTCTGCGCTGCGTGAGCGCATCGGATTCTAAGGAGAAAAGACATGGCGATCCAGTGGTCCGCGTCGTCCGGATACATGTCGGTCGGCGTCGAGATGTGGTACACAGGCGACCCACACCTGGGATACGTCGAGGTGTACGCGCAATTCTGGCTTAGGTCGGATGGGTACGGTCATAATTTTTCGGCACAATCAGCATGGTGGGGCAATGTTGGTGAGGGCACGGAGACGGTGTCTTTCTCGTCTCCGACTGGCGGCACCGTGTACAAGGACATGGGGACGTCGCATTGGCGTGAGAATCTCCTGCCGAATCAGGAGCGCTCGGTCGGTGTCGGCTATTCGCTCGGGCCGATCTGGAACGGCGGACATCCGGCCCTGCAGGCGTGGCTCACGCTCCCCGCGCGTCCGGCCAAGCCGCCGACATCGCCCGCATACTGCAAGGCGCGGCTGCTCGAGGACGGCAAGTCGATATCGGTGTCATGGCCTGCCGCGAAGGCGGCAGATGCTTCCTCGCCTATCCGGTCGTACGTGATCGAGCGGTGGGACGCCTACTCGGATAATTATTCGGGGCCGTGGCTTCCGCGCCAGTGGCATGTGGTCGATTGGGTGAATGTCGAGGGGTCGACGGCCCCGGTGTTCAGCGTGATCGACACGAAGGCCGTGTACGCGAATGATAGATTCTGGTACCGCGTGTATGCGTCGCCGATTATCCCGACTCGGGTGCGCGATGTCTCGGACTTTATCCCTGGCCCGCCGTCGCCGGACTCAAATGGAGTGTCGACGCCGCCGTCGCCGGTCGCGGAGCTGACGGCCGCGAAGAACGAGCGCGGTCAGATCCGCATCACCTGGAAAACAGCCTTCGCGTATCCGCAGGATGCGACCGTCGAGATCTGGGATGGGGATAAGAAGATCGGAGAGGTGCGCGCCGACGCGGACGGCTGGGTGCACGAGACCGCCGACCTGCAGGTGCCGCACACGTACCGCGCGGTTCTAAAGACCGATAATCTGGAATCCGAGCGCTCCGCTCCGTCGAACGCGATCCAGGTACTGCAGAAACCCGGAGTCCCGGCTGTGTCCGGGCCGGGTGCCTACGCTCCGGTCGGAGCCGTGCCCTTCACGTGGGCTCACAATTCCCTCGACGAGACCTGGCAGGAAGCCGCAGATATCCGATACTCGACTGTGTACACGGAGACCGCTAACGGCCACCGCGCCGGGGACTCTGGCCCCTGGCAGACCGTCTCCGTCGCAGGAGACGCGCAGACCAAGACAATCGACCTGCCCGCCGGAGTCATCGACTACCAGGTGCGCACGAAGGGCCAGTACAGGGAATACTCGGACTGGTCCCCGACCAAGCGAACGACCGTCGCGTACGGCCCCGTCGTCGCGCTCGCGCCCGACTCGCTCACCCTCGACCGCTCCGCCTTCGATGGCGCTCTCGTCGTCTCCCACGTGAAGGGCTCATCGACGACAATCGCGACCGTGCTCTGCGAGCTGCTCTCCGCGAACCTGCAGACAATCGAGCAGATCAAAGGCAGCACGACCGCGCTCGGGGTCACCCCGGAATTCTCGCGCGCGCCCCTCCGCTTCAAAGCCCGGCTAGAGAATCGCACCGAGTACGTCGTCCGCGCCACCCTCACCGACGGCTACGGCCTCTCAACGACGGTCCAACGGCGCTACAGGGTCGAGTACCCGACCCCGCCCGAGCCAATCGTCACAGCGTCCTGGGAAGAGGACGAGGGTGACATGCTCGTCTCAATCGCCTCACCCGCAATCCCAGACGGCAGCAGACAGCCACCCACCGTCGAGACACGCCTAGAGCGCTCAATCGACGGCGGCTCCACCTGGACCCTCGTCGCCGACAAACTCCCGCCATCCACCATGTACAAAGACCGGGAAAGCCTAACCAACGGCATCACAAAATACCGGGTGACCGCAACCTCCGCACTGCCCTCATCCTCCGTCACGATCATCGACGCGCTCGCGGATTCGCAGGCGGTCTGGATTTCGGCGGGGCAGGGATTTTCGCGGTCTGTGCGCCTGGCGTGGAATCCTGTGACGGGCTCGCAGCTTGGTCTCGTGAATCGCGAGGTCAAGTATTTCGCGGGTAGGCGTCTTGGTGTTGAGCTGTCGGGGACTCAGCGGCAGAGGGTCGTGCAGGTGTCTGCGGCGCTGCTGGACTCGTCAGTACGTGAGCGTCAGGCGATTGAGGACTTGGCATACATGCCAGCACCTTTTATGTATCGTGATCCGCTCGGCCGCGTCTTGTATGGCTCGCTGTCGGACGTGCAATTCGGGCGCGAGGTCGGCGGTGTGTGGTCGGTCTCGGCGAAGCTGACGGAGGTGAATCGTGGCTGATACGGCGCCTGCGAGGCAGGCGGACTATCAGGTGATGCTCACGACGCCGGACGGGCAGGATATTGGCCTGCTCGATGGCGTCGAGTCCGGGTCGGTGACGCTGTCGGCGACGTCGCGTCTGCGGGCGTCGGGGCAGCTGAGCCTCACGGAGACCGATCAGCAGATCGATTGGTTCAATATGCACGCGCGCGTGGATTATGTGCCGGTCGGTATGCCGGGCTGGCCGGTGGCGACCTTCGTGATGTCGTCGCCGACACGCTCTGTCAGTGAGCATCGTGTGACACGCGACGTGGAGCTGCTGTCGACGCTCGCGTACCTGGATCGGATGTCGACGGATCGTATCGAGCAGGTCGAGGACGCACACCTGAGCGGCAGAGGCAAGCACAGCTTGATCGGCAGATACGCGGCGAAAGCTCGAAATCTGCGGATGGGCTTCACAGGATTTGGAGAGTACAGTCTAGTCGGAGGACCGAGTCTCATCAATGAGTCAATCGCGTACGACGTGGGGACTAACGTGCTCACGATGCTCAATGATTGCGCGCGCATCGTCGGCTGGGGTGCGCTGACTCCAGACCCGTACGGAGTCATTACGGGCGGGCCGTACATCAGGCCGTCTCGACGCCCTGTCTCGCGCGTATTCCGCGAGGGTGCGACCGCGATCCACTCGGCTGAGTGGACGATTGACCGTGACATCTTCTCGGTGCCGAATGTCGTCGTGTGCGTGGGTACGCCAGGATCGGACGATACTCAGCGCGGAGACACCAAGTATTACGCGGGGCCGTCCCCGGCTGTCGTCGGGGTCACCCGCAATGACAATCCGCGCGATCCTCTCTCGACGGTAAACCGGGGCGAAATCGTGCACGTGGAGACGGGCGTGAAAGCGACGTCGCAGGCGGCGATTGACCAGGTCGCGCAGAGGATCCTCACGGAGAAGTCGATGCCTGCAGCATCGCTTGTCATCGAGCATCTGCCGGTGAATATTCGGCCAGGTGAGGTCGTGGAATTCATCTCACAAGGGCAGCGGCTGCGCGGCACTGTCCAGGAGATGAAGATCCCGCTCTCGCCGACCGCGCTCGTCACAACCACGATCAAGGAGATTCCAGGTGAGTGACCTCGACTATCTGACTGACGTCGTCGCGGAGCTCCGCAGACGCATCGACAAGCAGCCCACATATCAGTGGGCAACCTGCGTACGCAGGTCAAAGCAGGGCTTCACGGCCGTGCGATTCGACGCGGACCTGTGGCGGCGCGATGCCGACGACAATGACAGCATCACAGTCGTCGACGATAAACTCTTGCAGACGCAGACGAATCCTGGCGACCGTGTACTGGTGCAGATCCACCATGGGAATATGCAGGCGATTGCGGCGACACGCACGTATACGGACAGGTATATATCGCCGGATGCCGAGGGCGGTGGTCCTAGGAGTGGCTTCGGCGACGGAGGGGCTGGGAAGCCTGGCCCTCCTGGTCCGAAGGGCGATACGGGGCCGAAAGGCGATCAGGGTGAGCGAGGCCCGGCTGGCCCTCCCGGCCCGAAGGGCGACCAGGGTGAGACGGGCCCGCGAGGACCGAAGGGCGACCCGGGCGAAGCGATCACGGTCGTGACCCCTGCCGGGGTCATCGCGGCTTTCGCCGGATCGACAGCACCGACCGGCTGGCTCCTCTGTGACGGCCGAGAGTACGACCGACGCACCTACCCGGAGCTCGCCCGGGTATTCGGCAACGGCTTTAAATTCCGCGTCCCCGATCTGCGCGGTCGGTTCGTGCTTGGCGCGTCGTCGGCGCATCCTGCTGGCGAGCAGGGCGGCGAGGAAAGACACACGATGACGACGGCTGAGATGCCCAGGCACCAGCACGAGATCGCAGGCGAGGCGGGCCGCTGGCCCCAAGGCGCGGGCATCTACCAGACGAATTTTGCAGGCGGCAGTGCGTGGACAGGCCTCGCAGGCTACGGAAGCGGCGTACTAGAGCGCGCCATCGCCAAAGCCGAGGGCGGCTCGCAGCCTTTCAGCATCATGCCGCCCTACATGGCGATGAATTTCATTATCAAGACCTGACAGACCAAGCCTGGCCTGCCAAACATCATGCCCCGACCACCACACCAGGTGGCCGGGGCTTCCTACACCTACTGAAAGGACTGAACATGGCACCCGATATCCAGACGATGCCTGACACCAAGGCCCAGGAGGACGAGCTGCTCGGCCTCCTGACAGAGCGCAATCTCACCCAGCGCGAGGGAGGCCAGGCATGACCACCTCCCCGAATGATCCGCGCGTAGTCGCGGCTGTCGATACTGCCGTGCGCGCCATGCTCGACGAGGTCGGCCACGTCGGCGGCGACAAGTACTGGGACGCAGTCGGCAAGAGCGACTTCCGCGGCTACGCCTGGTGCGGCGCTTTCCAGGTCTGGGGCTTCCTCCAAGCGGGCGTCAATCTGATGAATGCCGCGTGGTGGTACTACGTGCCGTACATCAAGAATTTCGCACAGCAGATCGGCGCATGGTGCGACGAATCCGGCTACGGCCGTCAAGCGATCTACGAGTGGCACGGAGACGGCATCGCCGACCACGTCGGCGCGTCATGGCCCGACCCCACAGCCGAGCTCTTCCGCGCAGTCGAAGGAAATACGAGCATGGGCGGCTCCCAGGACAACGGCAACGGCGTCCTCGTCAAGTACAGATACTCCGAGGACATCCTCGGCTGGGTCGACATGCACAAGGTGCTCGCATGGATGATCGACAATGGCCGCTGGGACGGCGTCACCACCGCAGCCCCTTCCACGCAGTCCGGCGCCACCGACATCACCGCCCTGCAGCTCGCCGTCGGCGCAGACCCCGACAATGTGTGCGGCCCCGATACGCGCCAGCGTATCCTCGCCGTCGCCGCCGCATCCACCTGGGGCGGCACCGAATTCCCCTTCGGCGTCGAGTACACGCAGACCGTCGTCGGCACCACCCCGGACGGCATCTGGGGCGAAAACTCAGAAGCCGCACACGACGACATTGTCGGCCTCATCCAGGCCGCAGTCGGCGCGTATCAGGACGAGATCTACGGAGCGGCAACCAACGCTGCCGTCAGCATCGCGCTCGCGGGCGCAGAGACCGCGTGAGAGGGGGACAAAATTGAATCAGAGTGACATTCTGCTTGGCTTGCAGTCTGATCCGTTTGTGACGTCGGTCCTCAGCGGCGTTGTGTGGCCGCTAATTCAGGCGGCGCTTGACCGCCCGTACTGGACGCGCCAGCGTCGCGTCTGGCTGCTCGCAGCGGTCGCCGTCGTCGTGACGGCAGGCGTCTGGGTCTCAGGATCCTACCCGGCAACCTGGCAGCTCATCGTCTCGCAGGCGAGCGTATTCCTCGGCGTCGCCTGGGCTGTCTATCAGATCCTCTCGGGGATCAAGATCGGCGGCGTCAGTATTATCGATTGGGCGGGCGCCATCACACCGGGAGGCGAGACCGTCGATGAAGTGCGAGCCAACGCAAGCGAGGCGGTGACGACCGGCGACTCAGGAGGTGACCGCGCCGCGTGAGTAGCATCCTCTCAGACCCGAAGGTCATCGAGGCGACAAATGGCCTCATCGCGGTCCTCCTCGCGGGCGCGGGCGGCATCATCGCCGTGTGGTTCGCACGCCTCAAGCAAAGCGTCGAGTCGCACATGCAGCGCGTCGCCAAGGCCGCAGAGGAAGCGAGGGAGGCAGCGCAGTCGGCGGACGCGCAGGTCAGTAATGACCACGCGACAAATTTCCGGGATGACCTCGACGAGGTCCGCGACGCAGTCAAGGCCGTCAGTGAGACGGTCGGCGCGCTCGCGGTGCTGCCGGACCGATTCGATGGCTTGTCCTCGACGGTCGACCGTGTCGCCGCGACCCTAGACAGTCACGGTGAAAGCCTGTCCGACCTGAAAGCTCGCATCGACCGCATCGACGAGAGAGGTAGTCGGATGGCGGCCGAGATCCACGACGAGAGGACGGCGCGCGAGTCGGCGCAGCGGATGATCGACTCGCACGCGCACGATACGCACCGGGCGATCTACGAGAGGATCGAGGCTCTCGAAGATCGCGACGGCAAGTAAAGAGAGGCCCCACCTGCCAAACGGCGGGTGGGGCCTCTCTTGCTATTTCGGCAGGGTCACGTGCCGAGAGCGCTGTGTGCGGCTGAGGGCGCGGAATGTGTCGTCGGTGCGGGCGTCAGCGGCGGCTTGGGGGTCGCGCACCCTAGCAAGCCGCGCAAGATTCTCAGGGCGGGCAGAGCTGCGCCCGATGCGATCGCGCACGCTGGGCGCGGCAAGCTTCGTAGAGCGAGGCAGCTCGTACACCTCGCGGTACTCGTCGGCGGTCAAGCCGTGCGCGAGGAAAACGTGCGCGGCGAGGCTGCGGTAGGCTCTCCCGCACTCGTGGCAGATGAGACGCCCCTCCGCGTCCTCGGCGATACGCCCGTACACGCCCGCCCCGACCGGCTGCCCGACGCGCGGCGCAGGTTCGCCTGCGTGCTTGCTGCGAGCGGCCTTGTAATGGCGCAGGCACAGGCCGTGCGAGATCGCGTCGCGGTCGCAGCCTGGGGCCGAGCACTGGGAGGCGGGGGTGCCTGGGGAGCGTATCCAGCGGCGCTGCGCTGCCCACTCCTCGACGGCGGCGATGCTCCACCAGTAGGCGTGACCGACGCGCACGGGCCGCAGCCCCTCGCGGCGCATGGTCTGGGCGAGCTGGCGCACCTCGCGCTGAACGCCGATGAGGGCGGGCACCTCGGCGGTAGGTAGGTATCCGCGCTCGCGGGCTTCGGTCGTGGTCATGACGCCTTCGACGTCTTGGCGCATGGTCTGTCTCCTGCTGTGGGGGAAGGCCCCGGCCCCTTGGTGGGGTCGGGGCCTTCCTATTTCTGTCAGAGCGCGTGGTTCGCACAGACGGCCCAGAAGTCGTCGCCGGTCACGACCTGGTAGTAGCCCTGGCCGTTCAGCCATTCGACGTTGGCCTCGGGATCGTAGGCGCGGTACCAGGCGAAAGTCTCGCCGGCGATTGCTGCGATGTCGTGCTCGTCGGCAAAGTCGCCGAGGGCGTCGGCGATCATGTCGCAGACATCGCTCATGGTGGAGTAGCGCTGGTCGCAGCCGGTGGT